TCGGACCTCGTTTGGGCGCTTGGCCTACAGGTGCGGCTTACCATAGCGGACCGCAGGAACGAGGACCGCAGCGAGAGCGATAGCGGAGCCACACCAACACAAGGACCAGGACAATGAGTGACAGGATAGAGGAAATCGAGCGCATCGAAGCGCCGTGGCGGGACATTGTTGCGGGCCTTCGCAAGCAGCTTTCCGAACAGCGAGACACCATCGCCAACCTCAAATGCTTCTACGAGGAAAAGCGCCTTCTCCTCGCCGCTCGTGATGATGAGATAGAACGGTTGAAGGCGGCGGGGGGAGTTTTAGCTGGGCTGCTTGCCGCGTCTCGGTCGCTTGAAACTGTGAAGGACTGCCAAGACATGATGGATGCCGCCCTCACACAATGGAAGGAAGCTCAATCATGACGCGTGAGCAAATCATTGCCAAGGCAGCGAAGGCATTGGATCGGCACGGCCTCAAGCAGCGCGGCTGGTCAGATGAAGACATTGAACGGGCAATGGATTTGTGCCCGACACCATCGCCGTCCGGGTTGCAGATGGCAGAAGTTTTCTACGATAGCATTTTTCGAAGCCCACCACGCCGCCCGTATAGCCGGAGAGCTGGAAAGGATTGACCATGAGTGAGCCAACACCAGAGATGATTGAGGCGGGCGTTCGCGCCGCCGTCAACTTCGCAAGACGAAACGCGGGCAGGGCGACCGACCCAGGATGGGAGGGGTATGTTATCGACATCTACCTAGCCATGCAGGCTGCGGGCCGGGGTGGTTGGCAGCTTATCGACGACGAGGCGAAGCGTCTAGACGAGGTGCTGGCGTATAGCGTGCATGGCGGCACCGGCACAATGCTTATTCGTTGGGGTTCTTTGATCGACTTTCTTTCTGACGGCGAAATCGAAGAGCTGGCACGCGACGGAATGGACGATGAATCGTTGGAGGATCCGGGCTGGTATTTTGCGGACTTCGCCCATGGAGGCAGATTGGGGTCCGATTGCTACCCAACACACTACATGCCCGTCCCCCAACCGTCAGCGGACCGCAGCGCCAGCGAGGCCACACCAAGAGCGATAGCGGAGCCACACCAACACAAGGACCAGGACAATGACTGAGCCAACACCAGAGATGATTGAAGCGGGGGCGGAATGCGCTCGGCAATTCGCCACTGAAGGCGGCGGGAAGGCTGACGACATTGCGAAGCGCATCTACCTAGCCATGCAGGCTGTAGCGCCGGATGGGAGGGAGCGTCGTGTCAAGCCGCTTGAGTGGATCGAAGGCGCGCTGCGGACAGGCGGCGTCTACTTCCAATCAAGGGCGCAATACCATGATGAGGCGGGTTATCGTATCGTGCCGACAGGACTGGTCTGGCAAGCTTCCGGCTCAATGATCGGGACTTTCCCGACGCTTCTGGACGCGCAAGCTGCTTGCCAGCATGATCGCGAAGCCGCGTTCCGCTCTATGTCCGCTCCTCTCCCACCCTTACCGGAGGGCGTGTAATGGCTGATGAATATGGCCGACCGACCGCCATGAAGGTCAAAGGCTGCGAATGGTATCTGCCAGCCGTGACGACCGCGACCGGCCCCAAAGCCATTAGGCATCGGGCCTGTCCTGTAGGCTCATCAACATCGTCTTATTGCTGGAGCCCCGGCTTGACCCGAAGAAATAACTGACCACCTGCGACGACATGGCGCCGAGAAGGCCGGCCAGGGAGAAGACCAGGTTCTGCTGGCTCTCGCTCAGGCCGCTGACGAGGAAGGCCGTCAGGACCGTCGAGACAAAGCCGACAACCACCACGCCGCCGACGCCGTACATCATCCAGTCTGTGCGGCCCATCTTGGCCAGCTCAAGGCGCATAGAGCGCGCATCCTGCCGGTCTGCCAGATATGCCTGCTCAAGCTCTACATCGAGCTGTGCGGCCTGTGAGCGGAACGCAGCGGCGTGTTCAACGCTGGCCGCCAGAGCGGCCTCGACTTCTTCCGGCGTTGTCGCGCCTGTGATCGCCCGCCCCATCGAGAAGATTTGATCCGCCACATCGCCGGCCCCTGGGCCAACCAGTCGCCGGACGAGGCCGGGCGCGAACTGTGCGGCAAGCCTTAGGGCTACATCAATCATCAGAATGCCTCTTAAATCGCGCTCATGGCCGCTGTGAGCGTGTCCATGAGCCGGCGTGACCATCCGAGCCCGAACACTGAAAACGTGCTCAGGCCCCCGTAAAATCGCATCCGCTGCGCTGCCAGCTCGATCATAAGGGTTTCAGGATCGGCTGACTTCACCGCGGCAATAGTCTTCGGACCAATCTTGCCATCAGCATCAACGCCGGCCGCACGCTGCAAAAGCTTCGCGGATCGACTGACGCCATGATTGACCGCGCCATCAAAGACCATGAGATCCAGACCGGCAGGCATATCGCCGCACTTGGCTGCGTCCCAATAGTTCGCCTTGTAGATCGCCGCGGCTTCATCTCTGGTCAGATCGCGGACTTCCTGTGGAGTGACGTGCCGGTCGCGCCATTGCCCCAGCGTGTCCCGAGTGATGCCAAAATTGGTGGCGCCGCCCGGATCGGAGACATGGTTCACGAAGCCGCCCTCGTGTTTCAGGACGTGAGTAAGGGCCAGGACGAAGCTCATGCTCTATCTCCTCGGGACCGGGTGCCATGGCTCATCATGCTGTCGTGCTGTTAATCATGGCTCATTCCTTTTGGGGTTGGTGTTTACGCCGTGGTGTTATCTGTGATTAGGCCGTAAGCCTCAAGAGCGGTCAAGGCGCTCGCCAGTGCGGCATTTCCCCCTCGTGATCCCGTGACGGTCTGCCTGGTGGCCCCGTTCGATCCCATGAAGCCAACTGGGTTATTCGTCCAGCCGAGGCGAAGCGAGCCTGCCCCTTTGGGTAGCACATCCATCGTGATGTTGGTGTCAGAGCCGTATGACGAAATCTTGACCGCCCCTGTGGTGTTTGCGCCCTGGAACTCCAAGTGATTTGTACGCTGAGCGGGCGTGTAGATATGCCCCGCCCCCTGCCCCGCGATTGTCAAGTTAAGGTCTGTCGCGCCCGTCCCTTGAGCGCGCACCTGCGGCGTACCGCCGCCCGTTGACCCAAGGAATTGAACATTGTTCGCCTTATTGCCGGGCGCGGATACGTAACCGGCCCCCTTGGCGTTGACGCTGAAATTGATGTCTGTCGCCGGGCCGTTTGGTCCCACGCTACCATTGGTCGAAGCCGTGCCGCCGATAGTTTCGACTGTAGAGGTTTGGCTGGCCGTGTATGTGCACTCAGCCGAGTGGAGGTAGAGCGCATCTTTTGTTTGAACAATCGAGCGCGTCAAGTCACAGTTTGTGATGCTCGCGGCTGTTCCGATCTTGGAATTGTTGCCGAAGATGGACACCCGCTCTAGCCGGTCGATAACGAAGGTGTACGCGCTGACCACATCAAATTGACAGCCCGTGACGCAGACCGAGGACCGGTATTCGTCATTCGACGGCCCCTCGATCTTGAAGCCAGCCAGGCCTAGGACGAAGTGCACGCCCGTACAAACAAAATCCCCCACGCCGATATCCGCACTCCCATTCCCGAAGCGGAAACCGTACTCGGTCGCGCGGTACTGCCCGCCCATAATTAGATTGTGCGCGCCGTTACCCGCTTCCCAGAAAATGCAGTTGGTCGGGTAGCGGGTCGAAATCGGCGTAACGAGGTTAATGTAATTATTGAAGCCGCCCGCCGAAATGGTGGTATTGCCGAGGCCGTCATCAATGCGGCCCGTTTCCTCATGGTAGATGTTGGCCAAACCCCATTTGCGGAAGCGCAGATTGCGGAACATGGAGTGCCCGAGACCGGTCGCGCTGGCAGCGGACGCTACAACCCGGATGGCAACAGCGTTGGCACCGGTCGCGTGGGTATTGTCAAACCAGATGCCCTCGAAATGCGCCCGATAGAGTTGGGCGGATGACGTGTCGATTTTAAACAGGTCGCCGTCATGGCTGCCGCGCACGATAGTCTGTGTCTCACCGTCACCATACACCCGCATATCGCTGATTGTGATGGTGGCGATGGTGGCGCTTGCGAGATACGTGCCTGTCGGGAAGTACAGCGGCGCGAGCGTGTAAATCGCGTACTGTGCCGCCGCCTGGAGTGCGGCAGTGCTGTCGCCACCCGTGCGGGACACGCCGAAGTGCAGCACGTTGACCGCATTCGCTGCCGAGTTTTCGCGACGCCAGCACCCGGATGCCCCGGTCGCGTCGCTGTCGGGCGCGATGATGACGCCCTCATAAACCGTCGCGCTGATGGTCTGCGCTGTGATGTGAGCGGAAAGGTCAGCGCTGTCCCAGTAGAAATAACCAGATTGGAGCGCTTGGCCGACATAGGCCGTGTCGCCATCGGTAAGCCCCGCCGTGGAAAGCGCCTTGAGCTGGGCAATAGTGTATTGATTGCCCACGCGCATGGCGAAGTCGCCATCAGACAAAGCGGTGTTGAATTGGGCCTCGGTGCCCGTCACCGTGTTGCTGGCAAGGTCGAACGTTTTATTGGTGAACGCTTCAGTTCCGGCGAGCGTGGCGAAGCTGCCATCAGACAGCGCCGCGTTGAACTCATCAAGCGTTCCGGCTAGCGTGCCCTCGGACATATCGAGCGTCAAGGTATTACTGGCGGAATCAATTGCCTTGTTGGTGAGTGTTTCCGTCCCGGCGAGTGTGGCGAGCGCCCCATCATAATCGGGGATGGTCATTGTGCGCGTCGTGCCGGACGTGACGCCGGAAAGCTGGAAGGCCAGCTTCTTGGTTACGTCACCGTCATCGGCAATGCGGAACACGGCATCAGACAGGGCGTTGAGGCCAATGCTGGCTTGTAGGGTTGCCCCGCTTTCACCAACCCATGTCGTGCCATCGCCCACCAGAAAAGTGCCGTCAGTCGGAGTGACGTCTACAATGTCGCTGACGGCCGCGCTTGTAGAGTCATTGGCATAAAGCACCATGGCGCCGGACGAGTCGAAGCCATAGAATCTGCCGGCCCGCGTGGTCGCGTCGGCCATGACAAAATCAGCGTCTTCTTCAACCGGGAATTTGACAGAGCGCGCCGCATCCCGCCGATATTCTTGCGCATACATCGCGTGCTTGTTCAGGGCGGCATTGATATTCGCGCCCGTCACCTGACCAGAAGTGAAGTCCGATGTCCGCTCGGCAATCTGATTTCTGGCAATCGTGAGAGTGACGCTCGCAACTGGCGTCACCAGCGTGATCGAGCCGCCATCATAGCCAGCCGTCGCGCTGCCTGTGCCGGGCGTGTCGGTGAATCCCGACTGTGCCAGGGCTACCCCGTCGATGCGGACTTCCAAATCTGACTTCCGAAAATACGGATAGCCAAAGGTGAACGGCCCGGAACTCGAAGCTCCGACCGTATATTCGATGAACGTGGGTTCGTCAGGAGCAGTAACCATGCTCCGAAAATCGCGGTTCAGAGCATGGGCAGAAACGCACCGTTATTGCTGCTGTGCCTGCTCGGTCGCCTGTCGCTGTTCAAAAGCCACCCTCGCAGCCATCCGCTGATCGGCCATTGCGGTCAGCTCAGAACGAAATTGCGTCTGAACTTGGCGACGTGCGCCCTCGCGGTACCGCTCAATCACGCTTTGAATATATTCAGATTTATTGCCGCGTTCGGTCGTGCTGTCAGGACGCCGGCGATACATCGCAGATTCGAGAGAGTTCCCATCGATGATAGAGTCGAGGCGATCATGCGCACCCACTCCGCCCATCTCCAACCCGTTGCCGGCGAGCCGCACATACTCCCAATATATTTCCGGGGCGTCCCGAAGATCGACCGGAACAGTCATGCCCGATGACGACCGAACCGAGATGCGCCGATCAGGCATAGCAGGGTAGGCGCCAAGGCGAACAATCTCAGCGTCAATGGGGCTGGCATCAATTTGACGAACTGCCCAGGGCGCGAGCAGATCGTAGACACGGTTTTCGCCCGACCCCCAAATGCGCGGACGGCCCCAAATGTCATAGGTCTGAGGCAGGCTATCTGACATACCAGGCGTGCGGGCCATCAGGCGGTCGATCATTGTCTGAGCATCGCGGATCTCAGGATCAACGAAGCGTTCCACATCGGAAATAATTGTCGGGACCGCAACGCTTCCGGCCTGATTGCGGAAGTAGCTCGGCGCATAGCGATCTGGATCAGACATGAGCTGAACCAATTCCGAAACGCCGGTCAGATATGTCTTCGACATCACGACATTCATCATCGAGCCGAGCGACGAGAAGTAGGCGTTCTCTGCCTCGCGCGCTGTGACCTCATCACCGAATGCGCGAGCCATGATGTCGTGCATGTCCGCACCGATCTGAAGCATCCCGGCAACCGGCTCCATGCGCCGGATGCTCACATATTTATCGCCCAGCTTGACGGAGTATTCCTGCCAGCCCTGCGCATCAAGAAACGCCCGCTCGGCTGGGTCATTTGGTGAGCGTCCAGTCAGTTGACCGTTCGCGGCCAGATCCATCCCGAGCATCAGAACGCCCGTTCCAAGCGCGAGCCTGGACTCGGCAATGGTTCTGCGAGTTCCACCCGCTTTGATGTCTTCACGGATCTCACGGAAAGCTGCACCGGCCGGCGAGTTCATAAAGGAGTATTTCAGGATATTGCCGGGCGTCACGATGAACGGCAGGATCAGGTGCCCAAGCGGTAGGCCCGTGCCATTCATCCAGTTTCGCAGGCCCATGACGGACTCAGTGCCAAGCCCAACCGGCTCGGTGAAGGTCCGGCGTTGCGCAACCCGGCGTGCTTCGTCCAGAATCTCTGCGCTGGGGTCTTCGATGATCTCGGCCATGCGGCGTTGAAAATCTGCACGCTCCGCCCCGGCGCCAAGCTCATTGCTGGCCTGCTCAAATGCCATGCGGTGCCGAGTGGCCAGCTCATTGATGCCCTTGAAAAAGTCATCAGCAAAACCAAGGAACTCAGTTGGCGCGCTCAGGACTGCACCGGCCCCATCAAGGATGCGGCCTCCAATCGAACTTCCGTCCACACCAAACCGCTCAGCACTCAAGCCGCGGGAGTTGTCCGAGTCCACAAACTTGCGACCAGCAACACCGCGGTCATCAAACTTTCCACGGAAGGAGGCTGTTACAGGGTTTTCCAGGGCGACGGTCGAAACTGTATCCATCAGCGTGCGGCGAGCGCCCTGCTCGGGAGCCGCCTTCTTGATGCGGTCCAGCTCACGACCCATGCGGCCGTAGTCGGCTTGGCGCGCAAAGGACATGAACTGCCCGCGGACACCAGCCATAAGGCCAGAGTATTCAGACAGAACCGCTCCGAGCTGTTGCTCAAGAACGGGATCACCCAGTATCTTACCCTGCACCCCAGCCATCAGCCGCGGGATTGTGTCATAGGCAATCGTGAAGGCATTGCCGGCGAGATTGGCGATATGGGTTTTCGGGCCTGACAGGAAGGCGGCACGGATGAAGTCGGCTCCGATCTCACCAACAGCCTGACTGACTGACCGATACCGGGTAACGCGATCCACAAGGGCAGGATCATCCATCATTTCACGAAGGCGCGCGAGATCCTCATCGGAGAACCGCCCACCGTTCGCATCGAGGACGCCCTGAAGCTGGCGCCGTGAGGACGCATCAGCCTTTGCCGGAATCCCCCAGGCCCGCAGCGCGCGGCCCGCTTCCTGCTTTGCCGCGGCGATCTCAGCCTGAATGGCCCGGTGAACACCCATTGCTCGACGCAGATTATAATGCGCCATGTCAGAACCGGATGAGCCGACCTGCAAGACTGCGGCCTTCACATTCTCGGCAGACGCGATGTAGAGGGATTGCGCGGCGAGAACTTCGGAATCGCCCAGCGGCGTACCGGCCCGGCGTTCATTCAGCGCATTCCATGCGTCCAGTTGGCGCGCATCGGTGATGACGGTCGCATCAGCACGCCGCCCGCCACGAGCCGCATTAACCTCACCCGAGAAGGCATCAGCCAGTTGACCGATGATCGAGCGAATATCATCCGGCGCCTGAAGCGCATTGAAGTTGATGCGAATGTCCTGACCGCCGAGCATGTCGCCGCCCGGAGCCTTCACCCCCAAGGAGCCACCCGCAGCGTCCACCTCAGCGGCGATGCGCTCATGGTCGCGCAGAGTCAGCGGCTCGCCCGGTTGCCATGCCGACAGGCGCTCTGCCTGCGCACGGCGTTCAGCCACCCGAGCGTTCGGATCAAGGCCAAGCCGATCCACCTCATCAATGAGATCCATGCGCGCGGCATCAGCAAGCACGGAGTCAAAGTCCTGCTCTGAATAAACGCGGTCGCCGCCAGACTCTTTGCGCAGGGCATCGAGCAGATCATTGACGGAGCCACGCTCAAGCCCCGGCAGGCTTCCTTCGACACCGCCCTCGCCCGCGACATTACGCCCGATATACCCGGCCTCGGATGCGGCTTCAGCAGCGGCATCAAGATCAAGGCCGCCCGTATCGTTGATAATCTGATTGCCGGAATTGCTCTTGGTAGGGGCTCCGCTCCGCATACGCATAGGCTCAAGGCCCGAGCTTCTCAGCTCATCAGCAGATTCACGAAGCCCACCCTGCCCGCGCAGCCAGTCGATCAGCGAGACGGCGCCAGAGGAAGGCTTGCGCGCCTCCTCCATCAAGTTCATCAGGCCGGCATAGTCGCCTTGGTCGATGCGGGAGCGAGCATTCTCCACCACATCTTGCAGCGATGCGCCACGCTCAGGCTGAAGGCGCGCAACAGACTCGGCCCAGCGGTCAGCCGCACCAAGAAGGGCTTCCTGCTCCTGACCGTCAAGACCACGCCGACCCTCATTGAGATCCGCGACGGCTTGCTCGGTCATCCGGTCATTCATCCGGCCCTGATCTACAGGCGCGGCAGGAGCCGCGACATTGCCTTCCGCCTGGCGCGAGATAGAGACTGCCGGCTGTGACGGATCACCAGACCCAAACACATTGTTCTGAATCTCAGTCGCCGCCTCATCATCAACCTGGCGAATGACGGTCTGCTGCTGCGTCAGGGTTTCGCGTGCTGCCCTTGTTGCCCGGTGAGCCCGCAGTCCGGCAATAAAGCCATCCGTCAGCACGCCCAGCGCACCGCCTTCCAGCACATTCTTGATGCGGCCTTCAATCTCAGGGTCATCTTCGCTCGCGGCCAGATATTCAGTGACAGGATTTTGCAGGGCGGGAACCGATTGAATGATGTTCGACAGCCGCTCCTCTTGCCCGTCAAAGGCCGAAAGGTCAGCCAATGCGCCCGCGACGAACGCGCGGCCAGTTGCGACTGCTCGGCCACCCTGTTGCAGCACGTTCGCAGCCTTGAGCGCCCGGCCACCGGTGACGAAGCCGGTCATAAACTGCGTCATGCCTTCGACGAGATTGCCGGTGACGCTGGTCTGTTCTGGAAAAACCTGGGGAACCTCGGGAAGCGAGCCGGCCCGCGCCGCCTGGTCCTCACCAACGCGGGTTGCCAAAGCATCGCGAAATGCCGTCGCATCTTCAGGGGTCCAAGCTACGCCGAGATCAAAGCGCCCGGTCGTCGGGTCAATGAAGGTCAGGCGTGGATTGAAATTGACTGCCTTGCCAATCTCATCACCAACGGCGTCGATCAGTCCGAAGGTCGCGTTCACCGCATCAATGGCGCCGTGACCAATTGCGGACGGGGTTTCACGGATGCCGCGGCCAACATCATTAGCGACGGCACCAGCATTTTGATTGACCTGATCCCACACACCGCCCGCAGGAGGCGCAAGGACGGCCTCACGCTGCGTTTCTGGCGCAGGCTGGGCCGGTGCGCCCGAAGCCGCCTGATTGCTCTCCTGTGCGGCCTGACGACGCGCCAAAGCGGCTTCCATCATGGCTTGGTTCTCAGCCGCCCGCTGGTCATCAAGCGAACGCTGCGTTTCCTGCATCATATTATTGGCCATTGGCTGTGTTCTCCCGGCGCGTCAGGGCAGTCTGGAAGTCCCACCACGTTTTGTAATTACGAACATCGTCGATGAGCTGGTCCCGGCGTGCGGGAGAGACATTGCTATCCGCTATGTCCAAAAGAGCTTCGTCCTGCCAAGCTGCGATGTCCGAGGAAGATGTCCCTGGCAACGGTGCGGCTGGAACGCCGACAAGTGGCGGCGCTGCAACCGTCCGGCCCCGCTCGATGACAAGTCCAACCGCATAGTTTTCCAGTTGGCGCCGTGATGCTTCAGGATTGGCTTCAGCAAAGTCCATAAAGTCCCGGCGCGATTCATCGTTCAGGATAGGCAGGTTCACGTCCCAATCCGAAAACGCGCTCTGCTGGAAATAGGCGTCAATGGTATCGAGGCCGGACTGGGTGCGCTCGTCACGCTCCCGCGTACCCGTTGTCAGAATGCTTTCCCGCGTATCATCGGTCATGCGACCCTGCCGGATCAGCTCAAGGGTCAAGCTCTCAACCTCATCCATTGGAGCGCCGGCACGAACCATGTCGCGAACCCGAGCTATTTCAGCAGGGTTTTCCCGTACGGTATTTGGCAGGGGTGCGGCGAGAAGGTCTTGAATGCGTGAGCCAGAGCCACCACCACTTGCGACGTGCTGAAGGCCCTCAGCCATAAACTCAGGGGGAAGTGGATCGCCGTTCAGGCGCATCGCAATGGCGCGAGCTTCCCAGTTGTCGGCGCGGGCTTCGGCCTCGCGAACAGATGCGGTATGCGCCGCCGTCGCCGCCTGCGATCTGGCGCTATCAAGCTGAAGGTTCCGATTGAGCCGCCCAGTCAGGCGAGAGGTCAGGCCGATGCGCTCAGTGATAGAAAGATCGAACTCCGCAGCGCGCTCGTCAATCAGGATGCGTGCTGGGATCTCCCCGCCCTCTGCATAGATTGCGTCGATCTCGGAATAGAGGATACCCTCGCGTGCCGAGTTGGCGATGCCGTCCAGGGTTTCGGCGCCAGCCTCGGCAGACCAGCCAGTGAACGCGGGGTTGTCCACAAGAGAGCCGATGATATTCGCCGCATCTGCTGTCAGCGTTTGGAAATCATCGCTACCCGCAAACTCAGCCCCGCCCTGCTCCATGCCGGTGGCGATAGACTGATTGATCTGCTGAAGTCTGCCCTCAAGGTCTTGTTGGGAACGCTGGACCACACGGTCGCGCGTCTCGGTGCTGATCCGGTCCTGGTCCTGCATGAAACGCTGACGGAAAGACAACTCGATAGGCGCGATCAGTGATGCCGGAAGATTGGTATCGCCCTCATCGCCGCCGAGATAGCCGTTCAGAAACGCCTCGGATGCCGCCTCATACCCAGCCGGATCGAACTCAAATTGTGCGCGAAGGCGATTGGCCTCTGCCTCAAGGTCAAGCTGCGAGCGGGCCATCGTGCCGGCCTCAACGGCGTGATTGTAGACCTGACCATTGCGCGACCATGCACGGCGCAGGGCGATGTTCGGCGCAGAGTTCGGGTCATCCCGATTTTCAAATGCCGATGCGACATCTCGCGCGGCACGTTCCTCCGTCAGCCGATCCATCTCAGGCTGAAACTGCACCCGCAAATCCTCGGCAGCGCGGCCAATCGCATCGAACGCCCCAGCCGCAGCCTGCCCGGCAATCTGCCCCTCGCTGACCTGTTGCGGATTGGAGACCGGACCAGCCGGACGAATTTGTGGAAGAAGTGCCATTGCCTTACCCGCCCCCAGCAGCTTGAACGAAGGACGGGACCGATTGAGCAAAACCCTTGATCTTCGCCCACTTGGCACCAGACCGAAGACCAGCCGCCTCACCGCGTTTCGATACACCGACGAGGCGTTCGCCCAGCACATCGACGTTCTCGGCATCTTTCGACCGCTGCCGGCGATCAGACCGAATGGCCCGGCCCGTCGCGCTATCGAGATTATTACCCCGGCCGGCGCGGATTGTATCAATCGCAGAGAGAGCCTGGTTCAGCTCATCCTTGCGCTGGCCGGACACTTGCACGCCGCGCAGATCCGCAATCTTCGCCTCATACTCAGCCGAAGCCGCGCGAGACTTCATCGCGTTTGATTCATTCATGCCGCCAATAATGGAGGTCGCACCCTTTACGACGCTCGCACCCATCATGGCCCAACCAATTGGATCAGCAGGCGTTCCCATCAGACAATCTCCATCGTAACGGCCAGCGCATCAAACAGCGCGCCCTCGCCTTTGGGCTGCGAAAATGTATCAACCTGATCATTCGCCCAGCCAAGCCGATGCGCCCGCGCCGCCCTGGTCAGGGTTGCGCCCACATTGTCCAGATCGCTTCCAGACAGGAACGGCCAATTGCGCTGACCGTTCACCATGAAGGCGCCAGTATCGAGGACTTCAATCGTGGTCCGCGCGATGCGCTTGCGCCGGTATCCCTGCGCTGGATCAATGGGAGATGCCGGCTGAAGCGTGACTGTGAAGTCCAACCCCAGGGTCAGGCCGGCCCCAGCGGCTTCAGCAGGAATAACCCCGGATGCCACCGTGTCGGTCGTCACGACGCAGAGCGTATTCACGAGCTCGACTTCAACGCCATCCCAACCAGTGACCGAGCCAGAGTAATCGACCTCATCATCAGTCAGGGCCGTGAAGGAAAATTTGCAGAGCCGATAGGTCGAACCGACCAGCGACACCGCATAGAGGTCATCCTGCACAGCAAAAACATCGGTCCACGTTCCAGTCCCGCGAACCCAGCCGACGAATCCGACATTCTCAGTATTCCGGCGATAGATCATCACGGCCATCGTCCCGTCGCTGTTCAGGACAAAGACATATCGCTCAGTGCGGCCGTCAAGCCCGTTCGCGACAGCCAGCCGAATAGGCCCCGTCAGCAAGTGATACGACTGCTCGCTCAACTCCACGACCTGCCAGGACCGGCGAACATTCCCGGTCGGCACCGCAGCGAGCAGCCGGCCCGCGTCATTGTCGATGAAAAGCGCGCCCTCGGATGCGATGATCGGCGTGGCAGTCCCGGCGCCCTCGGATGCGAACCGCAGGAACACAATGTTATCCGGCGAGATCGGGGATTCCGCGCTCTCGGGAACGTAATAGCCGCCGCGGTCTGAAAATAGGAGAAGCTGTTCGGCGCTCACCAGATGCCGGACTGTTGAATTTGGCTCATCTCCGAGCTCGACATTCAGCGCCGCATCCGTTTCCGCACCGACCTTGAAATTGTAGAAGTTCCCGACCGACGAAGCCGTGATGACATTGGTTGCCTGGGGAAATCCGGCCATGAATAGCCGGCCGCGATGAACCAGTCCCGTAGCAGGATAGCCGCGCGCCGGGCTGATAAGCTGCTCGTCCCAAATAGAGGTCGTAGCCGGCGTGGCAACCGTCGAGACGCCGGTAATTTCCTGCTGCGCTTCCGGGCCAACCAAGCGATCTTTATCCACGCCCGCTGTCGTGATGACCTGATACCGCTCATAGCCTTCAAGCAGGGTGACGTTGACAGTTGTGCCCCCTGGGATCGAGGAAACCAGCCCCCGCACCTGCGAGATAGAGCCCTCGACCACATGCCCGACTTTATAGCCGGACGAGTCCCCCACCGTGACCGTCACAGTCGGATAGAGCGCATCATGGATTGTCACCGTCGCAGACGTTGCGCTGGCAACGGCCGTGATCTCGACTTCGCACCGAGTCAAATACCGGAACCGGACCCCGACATGCGATCCGTCAGTTTCCAGCACGGCTGACGAAAAGGTCATCGTCTTCAGCGTGCCGCTATAGGCATTCAACGACATCGTGACATCAAGCGGATCGAATTTGTCATAGAAGGGTTGAGCCAAGTTCGAGCCGATACTGCCGGTGAAGGCAAAATCGGCGCGGCTCCATGTGCCCGCCTCATCACGACTGAGAACCTGCGTCACAAAGGCGGTGTGGAAGACGAAGACCTTGTTGGCATCCGATTTGATATGGAGGCTGGAAAGTTGCGCCGTCGCCCAGGCAATCCCGCTCGTAATAGTCTGAAGCAGGGCGCCGGCCTCGCTGTAAACGTCCAGCCGCCCATTGCTCAGAACCAGATGCTCAACAGCATCCCGGCCATTGAACACGTATTCCCGGCCCGAACCGTTCAGGATTGCGATCTCGTTCGAGCCCGGCCGGCGAAGCGCCCCGCCTGAGTTCTTCAGGATGAGATTGGTGCCCGTCTTCAGAGATTTGGTGAGGCCCTCGGTATCGACGCGACGAAGCCAATCGGGACTGATCTCACCGCGCTCAAACGTGGCTCGAAATTCAGGACGCGACAACGGTATTCACCCCGCGCGTTCCTGTCCCGCGCCAGCGATCCCCAAGCGGGCTCTTGAATGCCTGGACAGTGCCAGAGGCTTGACGGTCCCGAGCCATTGCGGCGCGAAACTTACGCTCTGCCGTCACATCGAGATTGTCAGCCTGGGTGGCACGGTCCAGAAGCCCGCGGGCCAAAGCCGACGCAACCTTATAGACAATCGCCATAGCAAAGTCGGCAGGCCAGTCAGACTCTCCGGCTCGCCAGTTGTAGAGAATCTGGATCTCTGTGGTTTCGGACACGTCGCAGAGGAAGGCACCGCCCCGCAGCTCAAACGCCACGAAGGGCGCCAGCGAGAGAAAGGCTTTGCGAATGGTCAGAACGCCGGCCGGAATCGAATACTGGTAGGCCGGATTGTCGGAGGTCGTGCCCTGATAGGCGAGCGTGGCTCGCGTCGTTGCGAAGCCCCAGGCGTGCCGGCACAAAGCTTCCTCGACAATCATCTCATATTGCGAGTTGAACGCGAAGGCTTCGTCATTCTGGTCATCAAGGGACGAAGGCACGCTTCCACCGATCATCGGAAGGGCGGCGCGGAAGATATCGATAGGGGCGCTGAGACTTGTCATGCCGCAAATATCTGCGACCAAACCGCCCCGCTAAACGCACCACAAAAAGAAATGGCGCCCGATCACGAAGACCGGACGCCAAGATTACCCAGGTGAGGGTTTGTGTTAGAGCGCCTGAAGCAGCGTCTCAGAAGCGGCGATGATGTGCTTTTTGCGTTCCGCCTCGGGCAGAGCGTTCCAAGCGTCGATGTCATTGCCAGGACCGTTCGACACGAAACCTTTGACCGCAGCCTTCAGCGCCACCTTGAACGCGACAGGCGCACCAGAACCGTCACCCTTGAACTCTTTCGGAGGAAGGCGATAGCCCTTCGCGGCCTCAAGAGGATGGCGGTCGTTCCTGGCAGGGGCATCAGCCGCATCTTCAACGACGCGGACCTTTGCCTCTTGTTCGCCCAGTATCTCTGCATCAGCCGGAAGCCGGCCCTTGAAGCGGTCAGGTACGTCATGCACCCCCCGCGTCGAGAACCGGTATCCGTCAATGAAGAATGCTCGTTTCAGATGGACTTGCATCTCAGCTCCTACCGGGCGCCATCAGGATACGCTTTGATCTTGCGCGGATTGGTCGTCAGGAATGCGTTGACCGCACCGGCAGTAAGGGCCGCGGTCCCAACATTCTGCTGGACACCGATATACCGCTCGTAATCGCCGGCAGGCAGCGGGATTGCCAGCTCATACCCGGCGACCAGTGTGGCCTTCGGAATCGCGGCGCTGGCAATGTGCTGCGTTGCGGAACCGTCCGTTGCGATGGCGCCGGCATCGGACACCAGCGAAAACACCACCGTTGCCGCACCAGCCGAAGTTACGGCAGTCGTCACCTGGATAACCAGATAGACAGGCTCGCCGTGGCCCAGGTCGCTGGTTACAGCGGTCAGGTCCATGATGTCACCGAAGTTGGCAATCCCGGTCCCAGCGGTGCTGAGAGCGGTTGCGTCGGCAAATTCTGATCTCTCGTCGAGCAACATAATAGCTCTCCATATTGTAGGTGAAGGCGGCTCGCGCCGCCCACCAGATTAGAACGTGATGGCAGCTTCGTCGCCGGCAAGGGCGTCACAGCGGCGAACCGGATAATCGTCGAACATGACGACCTTCTTGCCCGCGACTTCGCCCATTTGAAGCGTCGAAGCGGCAACCTTGTTGACGATCTGGCGGCGCATGACCGAGCGAATCTTCTGCGGGACGTAGAAGACCGGACGGACATTGGCGAGATTGCTCGGAAGCAACTCAATTGCCTGCGTCATCAGATCGAGAATGTCAGCCCCAGCCGAGGCATCCTTCGTCAGCGCGGACTTGTCCACATTGGCGATACGGACGACATAGCGCCAATCCGGGAGGCACAGGCCAGCCTGTTGCTTGAAGTGTTCGCGGTAGGCTTCCATGCGGCCGCCATTGCCGTCCACGTCTTCAATCGTGACCTGGCCCTTGTCGGTGCGCTGCAAACCAGCCTGCGAACCCTTCGGATGGAACATAAAGCACGACATTGGACCCCAACCGACAAGCCAGATCGAGGCATTGTCAGAGCCGGAGCCGCCAGCGTCGATCATGTTCTCGCCATTCTCGGCCGAGGGATCATTGAAGCGTGGCGCCAGGCCAGTAAAGCGTTCAGGATAGACCGCCTCGTCACCGTAGAAGATGGTATCGACCAGCGTTTGCGACATGCCTTCCAGGTGAGCGGAGGCTTGCTGCATACGGAAAGCCGCCGTGTTGGATGACAGATCAGCGAGATCCTTGTCCACTTCGGCGTAGGCTTCCAGATTGCCGGTATTGTCAGTGACCTGAGTGACGGTCCCCTTGGTCGGCTGGACGCCGCCATAGAGCTTGCGCCAAGTCGGCGCCGGCAGGCCGGTGCGGATGACGGATCGGTGCCCGGTCGGCAGATTGCCTTCCATGAACGTGATGTCGTCCAGCAGCTCGTTCGTCTCATTGAGGATTTCAATGACCGGAGCGATGTTACCATCAGGGTCCAGAGACTTCAGATAGTCAGCGAGAGTCGGGTTATTTGCAGCGAGCGTTGCCATTTACGCAGTTCCTTTAGCTAGTGCCGTACATGCGCTCATGACGCGGTTTATCACCGACGCCGGATGCGCTGCTGATGGAACGAGAAGCCTCGTCACCACCGTTGATTTTTGAGATGAATTGCTCGAACCGCTCGAAGCCCTTGAAGCTCCGAATCTCATCGAGCATTTCGACTGCCGCGGCTTCATCACCGAAGATCGCAGTCAGTCCGGCTTTCACGCCATTGATGCGGTCGCCGCCCTTGTCGCCCAACTTGGCGATCTCGGAATTGACCGCCTCTTGCTGTGCGGTGTTCATCGCGGCGATGTCGCCCTGGACGGCTTTCACATACTCGGGGAGCAGGGCCGTCAGCGCCTCTTGTGGCACGCCGTATTTGTGCAGCACGTCCAGCGAAGCCTTCAGGTGCGCATTGTCGGAGTCGATCTTGTACGCCTCGCCATTGGCGTCCTTGATGTCATCGGGCAGCGCGAGATCGTATTTGTCGGAGGATTCTGGAACGCCGGCCGCGACAGTATCGGCAGCAGCGGCGCGCTCGATCAGCTTCGCCAGATCGGCGGTGCCATCGGCGGTGCGGTATGCTTCGGGGATTTCCGGTGCGACGGGCGCATTCTCGGACGCTGTTTCAACTGCCGGGTCGGTGACAGCGGCAGGGTCATCCGTCGATGCGGACGTTGGCGAGGCGGAGGCAGCGGCGAATCCAGCCGGGGAGGCTGCTGCCGGGTCCGTCACGATTTCCGTCTGTTCCGTCATTCTGGTCGCCTTGCAGTTGGATCAACAATCTGCGGGCAAGCCTTGTGGCGGCGACGTGTTCTCTCAACGCACCATCGGCAACACCGACTGCCGGAACATTGAAAACATAAGCCCCATAAAGGAATTGCGTGAGAAGCTTGCCGTCATCAGTGCGGCCGATGCGAGCCAGGGCTGTACGAATTTCATTTGGAATTTCTTCGCCACCGGCTGATTTGCGGAGACTATCGAAGGTGCGACGTGGCTCAGTCATGCTGGATCAAACGCCTTGTTGGGGTTGCTGTTGCAACTCGGCCTGCTGCTGCATCTTCGCCTGGAATTCTTCATCGCTCAGGATCGAAACCAGATCGGCGCCCATGCGAGAGCGAATGTCATTGAGTGTCTTGGTGCCGTCAATCCGGCCCATCTCGTTCGGCAAAACCCCGCCGATGCCCTGAAGGAACTGGACGGCGATCTGAGCTTCCTCGATGTCGGCCGAGCGTGACATGGGCGAAATCGGTTCGACCGTCACGAGATTCCCATCGACCTTGATCGGTTCGATCTCGCCGCGCTTCTGCATCATCCAGTCGAAACGCCACAGGGACGGCAGGACAAGCTCGGCCTGAAGCCGCGCTCTCGGGAAAGACTTGCGCCGGGCAGACCGGGCTTCCTCGGAAAGCCATTGCCCCAGCGTAGGGGGAGTGTCGCCGCGCTGCTCCGGGCCGTCCTGAAACAGCGGACGCTTGATGTCCATGCGGAGCTGTTCTTCTTTGAACCAGCTTTCGCGGGCCGAGCCCTCAGGGCGAAGCTCGTGGATCTTGAAGCCTTCATCGGCTTGCAGCCATGCACCATTCTCGATCCCGCCTTCAGGATTGAGCGTGCCGGCATCGGAGAAGATGACGGGCGGGTCCAGGGTGCGGCCATGAAACTTCAGACCGAGATAGTTCATCTCATCCAATGTCCGCGATGCCGGCAGGGCTTTCAGGCCGACACCCAGGCCATAGGCGGTCGGGCTGGAAACATGAGTCCGGGCGACAATCAGCGGGCAAGAGCCGCGGCCGACATATTCCTTGCGGCGCAGCACTTTCTTGTTTGACACGACATGCCAGAACCACTTTTCCTCATTCCCGGTCCAGTCCTGAAATCCACCCACGGCAACCAGTGCGGAGGCTTTCGACTCTTTGCGGAGCTGAAGCGTCTGGCCGTAGTCGGACCAATCGACATCGGGCCAAAGGGTATCGAGATGGCGCACCATCACCATGCGTTCCCACCAGCGATCATCAACGCCGCCATAAGGGCCGGGCCGGATCAGCAATTCATGGATCGGAACATGGTTCACACGGAACGGTTTGCCGGGCGGGGAGTAGGCAATCATCAACGCGGACGGCGCGAAGCTCAACTCGTAATAGAGTTCCTGGCTGGCTTCCTCGAAATTGGATTCGCGGATTCTGTCATAGGTCCGCGCCATGCGCGTCTTGACGTATTCCTCGACCTGTTTCCTGGCCCCGGCGCCGGCGAAGTCCTGGCTGGCTTTGTGCTTCGTCCACGGCTTATAGGACGGCGTGTATTCGTCATTGAAGTCAGAGGCGAAATCGTCAGCCGCCCCGGCAAGCGTCATGTCGAACAGATCATCTTGCTCGGCAGGCGGACGAGGCGACGACGCATCAGGGCAGTTTTTCACCCGCTGCCGGCTGGGGCGTGTCCGGTCGATATATGAATTGTAGACGGCCTCAAAGAAGCTGCGGTCAGCCCGCGCTTCTTCAATCCGTTGCAGGACCATCTTTGTTTCTGAATCGGGAATGACGCTTTTCGATACCATCAGCGCAACACCGCAACAGGACGACCACCGATGCCGCCACCGCCACCAATGCCGCCGAAACCGCCGCCGCCAGAGCCGAAACCACCGCCGCCACCGGAACCAGGGCCGCCACCGCCGCCACTCCGTCCGCTGCCGCCGCTACCGAACCCACCACCGACACCAGCCATTACGGAATTGATTCCAAAGCGGCGCAGCAATGCTGCCGTCTCGCGGCTCACATCGGTCTGGATGCCGGAGATTTGGCGCTTCTGTGCCTGCTGTTCAGCTTGAAGACGACGCGCTTTTGTCTGCGGGTCTTCCTGAACGGGCTTCGCTTTCTGTACCATAGAGATCCTCGAATGCCGGTGTGGCGCCGTAGATCATAAGATCGCGATGAAGTGCCCTTGGCCTCAACGCACCACTTGGCAGGCCGACGAGGTGTTTGACCGCCGTAACACACCACAAACCGAGCCTGGCGCGAATGTCGCCGCCCGGCAGGGTGTGGATTTGGAGGATCGACGTGAACCGTGGACGATGCACGGCAACCCAGCGATCAAACCAATGACCATCGACGACCGAGATCCGAGAATGCTTGTCCGCGACATCGAAGATCACCCAGCTCTCAGTCGTGACCGAATAGCCAAATGCGCAGACATGGCGCCAAGGTTCCGGTGTCAGCCAGTCCCACCAGTTTTCCCGCGGGCTGCGAAGAAAAACCACATTCCACACCGAGATTGCCGGAAACATTTCTTCAGCCTCGATCTTCTCGACCATCAGTTCAGCCTCGATGGGCGCGACGACCAGGATTTGCGAGGCGTGAAGATGCTTGAATGGTTCGGGATGGTCTGGATCGCGGCTTTGCGGGAGCCAATAGGACGGGTCAGAAGCTCTTTCGCCTCACCACCGCCCCACAGCAGATACTCGGCAGACTCGCCAACGTTCGCGAACAGGCTGGCCTTGACGAGTGAGCCGTCCTTCATTTGCATCCCGCCATCCCAGGCCGCGATCAGTTGCCGGCAATGAACCGGGCACATGACCATCTTTGGCTGACCGCGGACGAGTTGGTTCAGGATATTGCGGCCGGTTGAGAGGCGCAGGTCTGGCCTATCCTTGGTCGCTGGGAAATCATATGGCAGGCCGGCAGCGGCAAAAATCTGCTTCGTCGTGATCTTGGTATTCAGCCCGCCCCAGCCACCAGCCGGGTCGCCGGTCAGCTTGATCCCGGTTTCCCGATAGAACGGGAAGCGCCGCGCCAGAATGTCCTTGATGTGGTCCGCGAGATCCACGGCCTCGGTGTTCGCCATTTCCTCGGCATGGAGGATATACCAGCGGCCATCGACCTTCTGCCCCATCGTGAAGCCGGGCGAACCGCCTGGATCGACGCCGATCTCGATAGCGGCGCCCTCATAGGCATGGAGCTCGGACTTCGCGACGTGCATATCCCGGCTGAAGTTCGGATAGCGCGCCGTCCCTGTCTTCGATGCGCGGGTCAGGTTTCGGAAGTCCCGGTCAATCTCATCCTGGGCCATGCCAGGCGGATACGCCACACCGTCAGGCAGGTACGGATATTTGCCCATATTCTGCAAGTTCTCGGCTTTTCGGTTCAGCTCATAGCCGATCACGTTCCCGCTCGAATCCCGCTTCTCAAACACCGCTGGGGGCTGGACGAAAAACTTCCAGTTTGCCGGAGGCTGCAAGGCCATCGCATCGGCGGCCGGCATGTCTGTTGGAATCGGGGTATCGCCCCGCATCATCAAGATCCAGTGATCGAAAGTCGTCGGAGCATTGTTATCCAGCACAGCCCATTTTCGGCGCGTGTAATCCGGGCAGTCGATCTTCTTGGGGAAGCGGCCTGTGCGGGACACCGCGGCGACAACCAGCTCGCGCTCGGAGTATTGGCACTCGTTGATCCACAACCCTGTGAGCTGCATCGAGCGCAGCTTCTTCATCGTCTTCTCGGTCGTATCAGCCAGCGCCATCATAATTATCTCGGCTTCGACATCGAGAAACGTCATTGTCTGCCGGTATGGCTCCGTCTCGGACATCGGCCCGTAGATCGCATCAGGAAACCACTCGACCCAATCAGCCCGAACGGTCGTGAACAGCTCGCCATAGGTCGGACGGGAGATCAGCCAGCGGGAGCGACGAACGCCATCCTTGCACCGCGGCATCTCGCACATGGCCTTATAGACCGCACCAATACAGCCGACCGTCTTGCCGGACTCAACCGGACCCTGGACAAGCCGCACATCAGCCTGATCCATAACGAAATCCCGCAGCACCGGAGAGCCACGGGGAAAATCAGTATTGCCGTTGAAATGGATAACTGCGCCGGTCATACCAACTCGCGAGCTGTACGGTAGGCATTGAAGGCGGCGAAGGTGTCGGCCTCCTCGGTCGGGGTAAGACCCGCACCGATGGCGATGGCAGAGATTTGACAGCCTGCCGGTGCGCCCACGACAAATTCAACTGCAGGCAAGGCGGTAGCCGTCGATGTGCCGTTAGCGATTTCAGCACCGTTAAGATAAATCTGCCTGTCCTCAGAGCTGGTGCGGTTTAGGCTCATCCATCCGGGGGCATTCTGAGAGGAGCTGGACCCATTAATTACCGAGTTTCCAGTGTTCGGACCCCGGCAATAAAGCCCGAGGGTTGCGTGCGACTGAATTGAGGTGTAGCCCCCCGAATGGGCAATCATGTAATAACTGCCAGTCGCACCCGCTGTTCTTAACCAAATACTGATCTTGGCGCTATTTAGTGCGTATTGCACAGCGTCAGTCGAGGGCACAAAATTTGTGCTGATTGTAGATGTTCCGGTTTGGGTGAAACCCCTATTCGCTGTGAAGATCGGGGTGTCGTTAGCTGTGGCCGTCAGCGTCGGCGCGTTGAGATAGCGCAGGCTATCGGCCTCGTTTGGTGTGTCGATCTGAATGCGGTCGTGCTTAGTCCATGTGCCCGCTGTTTTCAGCGAGCTAATAAGCGTGTCCACATCGCCTCGGAACGTGTCATCCCAGCCGGTTGTGGAGCATTGCGCTTCATACGCCGAGCCTTCCGAATTCGTCCACGTGTAGCTAAACGCGCCTGCAGTCGTGAAGCTGCTCACAACTGACCACGCACTGTCGCCGTACGATGTGCCGTGGTGACGCGCCCAGATATATGTTTGTGTGGATACTGTCAGATTGCCTGCCGGGATAGTCCAGCTTTCTAGATTGCCGGAATCATCAAGCGACTGCACGATTACGGTCGTTCCTGCCGCGTCAGACGTGGCCTTCCAGTCTGTGTGTGCGTGAGTATCGAGGCCGTCCGAAGATGCAAACGCGCTTGATGTAATTGTGGGCGTCTCGCCAATGTCCGTTGCTGCGTCTGCCGGACTGGTAATGGTTGGGGCTATAACGTAGGGCGCTGCCGCCCCGCCCCGCGCACTTTCCAGCGGCGAGCGAAGAACCGCGCTGCGAAGGGGCGAAGACAGCGGGGGAATCAGCATCAGCTAGCCATGATGTAGGTGACGGTCCCAGACGTATAGGCCGTGCATTCAAACCGATAGAGAACTGAGTTGGCAAACTCCTCACCAATCTTTTCAGCATCGGCCGTGAACTCCTCCACGACGCCCCAGGTCGATCCGTCATCCAACGACCGCTGAAGCTCGACCGTCGCCGTGGCGCCACCTGTCAGCGATACAGAATACCGCCCATAAGCACCCTGCGACGAACTCACACCCGTTGCGGCAAATGTCCCACTGATCCTATTAAGCATCTCGCTTCCAATCCGTTCTGTCGAGCTGGCCCAAGAAAATCAGATGCTCAGGCGATACAGAAACGCACCAAGGGCAATTACGAGCCCGTCACGCGCAGAACCGCCGCTACAAGATTGAGATCCCGGGACAGAAACGTTCGCCCCGCGGTGTCCTGCGCGTTCTCAAATGGCTCGGTGCCGGAAAGCTCGGCGCTGGGGAACGTCCTGATGCGAAGCAGGTAGGTATAGCCCGTGGCGTCATAATCAGCGTCACCAGAGCCCGGCAGCGTGTCGGTGTAGATGCCAGACCGCAGAATGGGAATCTCGCCCCCACCGGACGTTGTTGCCCCAGGAGCGAGAACCTTGCCGGCCGATCCACCCTGAAGCCAAGGACGGGAGCGCAAAAGCTGCGTCTTGCCTGAAGATGTCGCGCCCACTGCCGGCGCCGAAACAGTCTGCCCGTACCGATACAGCTCCTCGACAATAGAAGCCCAATCAAACGCCCCGCCTTTGACCACAAGATCATAATCATGAAACAGGATCACGCCATCGCCAGCCGCCGCCTCGGTCAGATCGAGCTCAATGTCCTGATAGCGTGTGACGGGGTCACTTGTTGAGGCCGGCGAGGCCGATGGGCCGTAGCTGGCACCGTCCCAAAAATCGAACTCGGCAACAGTCGTGAACTTCTTGATCGTCGCACCGTCTGCAATAATCTCGGAAGTCAGAACCGTTTTATTGTAGACGTTCTGATCCCACGAAACCCGCTCGGCCGGCGCCTCAGCGCTGCGAACCCCGTAGGTGCGGGCTTCATATGGAACACGAGATGGTGGCTTTCTTGGCATTCCGAAGAATTGCTTTCCGTGGCGAAATGCTCAAACGCACCGGCTACCGGCGCCAGAGCGAAAGCATAAATGTCGTCAGGGCCGCAAAGACAATCGAGGCCGCGGTCGTGATGACGCGAGACTGGCCGGAAGAACGCTCATGACTCGTCTTGAGATCGCCGACCAGCGCTGTCAGCCTATCAAGCTGGTCAGCCAGACGGCTATGTGCCTCCACGCTATGCTGCTGCCGGAGCTCGGCAACGGCCATCGCCTTCTCGATCTCGGCCTGGCGAGCCCTAAGCTCTCGCGCATCAAACTCATCGCTCATCTCTTCGCCGCCTCATCAGTATGCGAACTAGCCTGCGCACGATCAGAAAACCCGAGATCAGACACCCAAAAACGATCAAGATATCTATCACGGACTGCCCTCCAAATCTCGGCCACAACTCCGGCTGAAATCGACGCAAGGCAAACATACGTGAGAAAGTTCAAGCTGGAGACGTACCAGAAGTTATCAGGGAACCCCATGACAACCTTGGAAGTGTGAACCGCCAGCATGGACAAGAAGGCCAGCACGACCGCAAACGGCCAGCTCAAAATCCGGCAATTATGTGAATACGCAATCCACGAAAAATACACCAGGCCGAACAGATCCAGCGAGGCAAGCATGGCAACCGGCGCGACGGTATCGGACGCATTCTGCAAGCCGATGGTCACGAGCATCAAAGATAGCAGGAACAGCACGCCCTCAACCCTCAGAGCATCGCGCCGAACCAGTATTGCCGTCAGCGTCATCACGATCAAAAGACAAATTGAATACGGATCAATCGTCATTCTTGTTCCCGCTGGTCAGCGTCGTCATGCCGCCGTCAACGCCAACAGAGGCCCCAAGCTGTTCGATCAGCAGATGCGCACCCTTCAGGGCAACGCGGGCATCGGAAACCTTCTCGGCCGCAACCTGCATCAAGCGGGAAATCTCCGCAAACTCCGCAGAACCATCAACGCCCTCACCGAACGCCTCGTTCTGCAAAATGCCGCGGACGACATGAACCGAACGCTGTGCGCCGGCCAGTGCCAACTCGGGGGCTTGAACTGCTGCCTGAATATGCCGTGCCCGGTCTGAGCCAATCATCGCAATTCCCTCATCTCTATCGCCAGACAACGAAATCAGACCCAGGCCCACACCAGAAACGCACCATGCGATTCATAACGACTTCAGGGAGATAATCCCAGGACACAAAAAAACCCGCCAGCCAGGGCCAACGGGTCATCTCATCTCCTTCGGCTAGTGACCGGCGAAAATTATAGGCGTGTCGAATTTGTACGTACCAGCCGCAAGGTGAATTGTTCCATCCGGCATGATGCGAGCATTTGTTCCTGACGCATCAACGTCCTCGCCGCGTAGTAGCGCTGCTAGACCGGGGCCATCATCATGATTTCCGTCGCCAAGAATCCGAAGCCTCGGCGCGGCCTCAACGAACGCAAGCCCAGCGATTGTCGAGCTGGCCATCAGGCCGAAAAGAAACCCTCTACGGGATAGTAATGCCATTCTCATCTCCCATGCGGGGCGATCACTCCCCGCTAGCCTATCCCGTCGCGCCCAACACAGCGATCACCTGTGCAGTCCATCCTTTAGCGCTCGACCGGATAGGCCGGTATGAATGCATCAGGCCGGGCGTCAGAATGTCGGACGCTTGAACGGGCTTTTCCCGCGCTTGATCTGATACCAGAAGTTCGACAAGTGGATCCCCAACCTGCCGTCGCGGTTGATGACAAACGCCTTCCGCTGGTTTCGGCGCAGGCGGAATGCAATTTCATAATTTCCAGGGTTCCAATGCTCGCGGTGACGCAGCGGGCCGGAATAGTCTCCGCGCGTGTGCAAGAGGACTGAAAACTGGCGACCATGAATGAGATACCGATGGGGGCAGTGCATTGCTCGTCTCCTTCGCGGTTTCCCGCTTGTGGTATTGGGTGGGCCGGGCGCTACTCCGACTTCCGGCTTTCGGGCAATACCCTTGCGGGCGGAAGCTGCCGGGCTGCCTCGTTACACCACGGGTCTGCTTCCCCGTCGCCACCCAATTCTATTCCGCCTGAGCGGTGTTATTAGCGGCGGTGGCGAGGAGTTGCACCCCGCCTTCACTGCCCAGTGGCTCTCGTTTAAGGCCTCCACCGGCTGGCTATTCAACTCGACGCGGACGCTTGCAAACAGCCGCACCGCCATTGTTCTCTCCCGCCCTATAGCGGGGTGTGGTATTGGGTGGCGAGATATGGCAGCTAACGCTTCTCGCAAGGTCTCAGGGGTGTTTTAGCGGATGGGTTCTGCCACAAACGCCGACATCACGCCGTATCCTTCCATGTTGACCTGCACCCAATTCTATTCCGCCTGAGCGGTGTTCTGGAGCGGAAGGGGCGAATCGAACGCCAAGCCTTGCAAGGCCCTGCCTCCACCTTAGAAAGGTGGCGCTCTACCAGTGAGCTACATTCCGCATTTCCTCCCGCCCTATAGCGGGGTGTTGAATTGTGAGGGCTGTCGCTACCAGACTAGGCTCGCGGCGGACCTTAGCTTGCCCATATGAACGCCTCTCACTGCCCCGGTCCGGTATAGGGCTTCCTGACGATCACACACCACTCGGTGCTTCCTCACAAACTCTTGTGCCCATCGGCCTCATCAACCAGCCTTGCGGCCTGCGGCTCACATACGCGAACCTCGTGGGCTAGGCCCACCATCCCTATACCACCGAAAATTACCAAACGTCAAAGGGGTAAGAAAAAATTGTGGGAGAGACCGACTTAACCAATCCGTTAACGCGACAAGCCCAGAAAATCAAAACCCTAGAGGGGTGCAAAAAAATTGTGCGTGAGACCCATATCGATAGGGAGCGAGCGCCCATTTTTCCCCCCAGGGTCCGATATGGCGACAGGAGGGGGGTAGGGGCGTAAATCCTGCTGATTTGATGGTGTGTCACTGGCACAGACTGGCACAGAATCAGGCCAAGCCTATGCAATCGCATGGCTATCAGGATCAATGCGGCAGTCTGCTAAGCTGTAGCAGGGCTGGCCAGGGGCAAATCAGGCTGCAAGCCAAGCCAATGCGAGCGCGCGAGCCATAACTATCCGAGCGGATAAAACCCGGATACTCACTCTCGCCTGCATCTGGCCTATCGTTTGTCTGCTTATCGCTTGGCTGTTTTGGCATGCGTGGTTCATCGTGTTTTTTTTGATTGCCTCGCGCTCATGTATTCCCCCGTCATATTGTACCTATTAGCTTTATGATAACCGTAGACCCTTCACCCCTCCTTATATGGTTCCCCTGTCCCGGGGAGGTGCCCTCCAATCGGTTTGGTGGCGATTGCCCTTCCCGATGTTGCAATCCGCGCAGAGGGTTTGGAGGTTTGCCGGGTCTAGTCGCAGGTCCGGCCGGAGGGATAGCGGCTTGATATGATCGACATGCAGAACGGCGCCCGTTGCCCTTGTCGCACCACAGCACTGACAGGTTGCCACATCTCGTTGCAGGACATCGACACGAACGCGGCGCCACTCATAGGAGCGATAGAAGGCTTGCCTATCCACCTTCACGAGCCGGCCGGCCTTGGCTTCAGCCTTGAGCCTTGCCCTCATAAGCTCATACTCAGCACGAACACGGATTGCAGCATGGACGCTATCGAAATACCCCAGGACGACACCGCCGCCCCTTGCGCACCACTTCCTGAAGCGAACATTCCAGCGCACGCCCAGCTTGCCGGATTGCGGCCGCTTGCTCATATCAGCGTGACCTTATGCCGAGGCTTGCCACCAGGCAGCGGGAATTCGTGGAGATTGCCGGCCTTGTCGGTGACCTCCAGGATGAAGCCAGTTAGATCGAGACGGACCAGGCTTGATGCGTCACCCTTGCTTGAACCGCCTCCGATCTCTTTTGAGACGTACTCGCGATAAAGCGTCATCGGGAAGCGGGTATTGTTTGAGGTAATGGCCTTGCGAGCTGATCCTGACCAGAAAGCGAGCATCTGGGCATGGGCTCGCTGGCAGGCTTGCATCATCTCCGGGTCTTGGAGTTTCCACAGATCCCAGGTTTCACGGGACAGGTTGAATTCAGCGATCCAGTCGGCTTCAGACATGCCGGCCGCGCCCATTGCCATGATGCGAGTCGCTACGTCATCGTCAAACCGTTCAGGAGGAGGCACCACGTCGCCAAGGAGAGCCCCAGGCGCATGGATTGCCAGCAGGCGGTGCGATTGCGCCAATTCCTCTTCAAGCTCGCCTATGCGCTGCCTTGCGGCCTCTAGATCGGCTCTAAAGCCTACACGTCCGGCCATGTTTAGCCCTTTCTATATCCGAGGCGTTCGATTGCTCGCTTGAGCCTTTGCGCCTCTATGTTTTCCAGCATGAGAGACGCCACGGCCGAGGCGAGCGGCGAGGGCGGTTTAGAGCCTTCCCGGTCTGCACACATCTCACTGATATAGGACGGCGCGACCTTGAGGCCGGACAGCCTCGCCAGTTCAGCAGCGAAGGCCGCTTGAGTCATGCCTAGCGCCTCGATTGCCTGGCGCAGTTGATAGGGCTTGAGCCCTTTTGCCTTGGTTCTTGTCATTGCGAAGTCATAGCGCTAACAGGCGTTGAACACCATCCCGACCTAAAGTGTAAGAAATAGGTTGACCGGCTAGAACTTTGGTGGCAAGGAATGGGCATCGACCAACCCGGACAGGAGATCCGCACCATGCGCCGATTCATTCAAGACGCATCGCAAGCCCTGATTATCTTCGCGATTATCTGGACCCTCATTTCCATCTGACCACTAGCGGCAAGGAGCCGATATTATGACAACCACATATGAGAAGTTCGACCGCATATTCGACAAACTGGACGCTTGGGCGATCATCGACAAGAACGGCCGCAGCGTCGGGCGTTTCGTCGTCAAGCACGCCGATATGAGCGTGACCGGATATTTGCAGATTTACGGCGGCGAGATGGTCACGGCCCGCGTCAACGGTTGCGGCTTTGATCGACGCGGCGCAGCACTGGCCAAGCTTGCCGAGAAGCTACCAATCGGCATCGCCGGCAGTTACCGCGACTTGCACCAATACAGCGCCGCGAACGCCTTGCGGGATCTCGCACCGATTGCAGAAGGCCCAGGCTTTGAATCCGCACGGCATCGACTGGCAAACGAACGCGGGATTCAGTTTCTCCACGTTCACGGATAGCGCCCCGCATAGGAGCCAGGCCCCGCGCTTGGCTCCCTTGCCGGCCGCTATGAGCCGAAACCGGAAGGAGTCCGAACCATGAAGATCAGCGACACCCTTAAGCCCGGCCAGATTTGGCGCCGGTATTCAGATCGGGATTATGGCGACATTATCCGATTCAAGGTGACGGCATCATCAGCCCGCGCGGCTCATATCGAGAATTGCGCGACCTTAAAGCCCTATGCCGTGACGAACCAGGGCGAGCTCGACTCGTTTGCGTTTGATTGCGAGTTAATGGATCAGGAGCCGAACCAATGACATTCACCCACTATCTAGCCGCAGTCATGGCCGCGATTGCCGTGTATTGCGTGGCCGCGGCTCTAGTCACAGGACCAGACGTTGCCGGCCTGCTATGGCTTGCCCTTGGATGCGCGATAGCGGCGCCTGTTATGGTGATCGCGGAGAAGTTGACAGCCTAGCCGGTGAAACGACAGCGGATAACCCGCCCCAGCCCGGATCGCGCAAGCGTTGCCGGGCATTTGGGCGAGCGCTTCATGGCGCTGTGTGGAATGAAACCACGAAAGAGAATGGAGGCGATTATGTAGACCGAAAACGCGGGAACCCGACCCGCCCAAGCCCGGAGTGCGAGAGCATGGCCGGGCCTTTTGGCGTGCAAGACATACCCCGCTCGACTGGAGCGACACGGAAAAGGAATCCGAAAATGCGACACATTCACCCACGACTCCCGAACGCCGACGACTTGCGGCCCAATGCCGACTTGTTGACTAGCGCAATGTCTGGCGATCCTCAGGGTGTCAATCCGATTTTTGCCGAATATAGGAAAGCGGGCATATTTGCCGCTCGCGTGCTGGACAACGGCGCATTGATCGAACCCATTAAAGTCCAGCCCAATCACGTCATTCGATTCTATGAAAGAGGCACGCCATGACCGGCGACGAGGCGACAGGCTGGGCCGCCCTGATAATCGTCGCGCTCACCATCATTTCCATTCTGATATGCAGGGGAAAATCATGAGAGACAGCTACGCCGAAAGGCCTATAATCAACCGCTGCGAAATAGGACCAGTTGCCGGGCTTTTATGGCCCGGCGATTGGTGCGGTCAGCTTGCCGATGCGCTTGATTGGAATATCCGTACCGTGCAGCGCCTCGGAACCGTCAAGATGCCCATTGACCATCGGCGCGCTTTGCTCATGGCCGACATTTTGGAAAATGGAGACGCCCAGGCCCGGCAATTTTCGGACTGGCTCAGGGTCAGGATTTCAGAGGCTGCAAACCCTGTTGAGGGCTAGGCACCGGCCCACTGATCCGCCTCATCATAGCCACGCATCCACGCCGCGCGTTCTTCTTCGGAGGACGCGCGGTAAATGCGACTGGAACCCTCAAATCTCGCATTAAAGCCGGCATCGGTTATCGCCAGCAGGTGTTGCTCATGGCTCACCGGAGCCTCGATCCGAGAAACCAGCTCCAATTGAACCGGCGCCCTCATCAGTTCGAGGATGCGCTGCGCCTGTAGAAGCTCCGCATGTCCGGTCTGAGCATTGGTATTGACGAGATCCAGGGCGTGATCGACAGCGCGCCGGCCGAAACCCTGTTGATCGAGCTCGTGATATATCCGAGCCGATGCGTCCTCAGCCCGTTTGACCGTGGCGCGAACTTTGGCCAAGCCGGAAAGAGCGGCGACTAGATCGAGCGATGTCTGATCCGACATGAGACAATCGTTTCCTTTCTGGCAATTTTACCCTGCCGAGCAATCTGCTTGATGTCGCGAACGGTGCCGTCATTGGAGAGTTCGCGCGCTTTGTCGATAGGGACGATGACCAGGGCCAGCCCGAGAGCTTGCAGAACTTCATCGGCATTATAGGTCATGTTGAAGGGCCGCTTGCCCCATTTCCGGTCAAAGCCTTCGACCTTGGAGCAATAGCCGTCCTGCCATCCTACCGCGTGATCGACATCGGGATGCGTCATGCCGAGTTCTTCGCGCATGGCCTTCAGGGCTTCGGCAAAGTCAGCGGTGCAGGTGATGCGGGCGGGTTTCATTGCTGCTCCAACAGGGCTTGTGCTGCTTGGATTCCGGCACGGTTCAAGACAAACCCTCTGGCCTCGAATGCGTCGATTTCAATCCCGTATGACGCCAGTCTTGTTCGCATGATCGCAACATGAACCCTGATGTTTTGCTTTGTCGCTTCTTTACCACGCGGCCAGTCGTTCGCAAGAGAGGCCCAGGATGCAAATTCCGGGGCCTTGGTCACCAGAGTACCCAAAATGTGTTTTTGCGCTCTGGTGAGCTTGAGGTTTAATTCTACGGCCATTCCAGAGGCGTTTGCCCGATCCGCTTCCATCATCCATCTCCAATCTTCAATTTAGCCTGCCCAATTCCAAATTCAGCCAGAACGTCCGGCCGCAGTCTCGTCTTCGGATCATCGGGCGGCGTGAACCTGTCCGAGCCCCACTTCCCGGTTTTCTGCCATTGGTCGATCAGGCCA